CCGGAGGACTGTCTACTAACCAGAATGCTTCTTGGACTAGTATTTTAAATGCAGCAGGAACACAAAAGTTTAGCGGAAATCATCCAGGTACTGGAGCAGGTCCTACATTTAATGGTAGTAACTTTTATAAATGCACAAGTACTTTCCAAGATCCTTATGTTGATGTAGTAGGATCAAGTCCTTATTCACTAAACAGATACAGAATTTTTGCTAGAACTCCTAACCAAGCAAATCCACATCTAACAGGTGCTGATACTATTGAAATTAGAATAGAGCTGATTGATGATCACGAGGAGCAAGGCGGTCCGCCTGTAGTTGGACCATCGAATCCAGGTGATGGTGGTTTTGGTCCTGACGTAGTAGATGGACAAGTTTCTGTAAGCGTTCAAACTACAGAAGCAACAGGAACACTACAACCAGGCGGAGCAGGAAGTTTCAACATTGCTACACCTATTGTAAACATTGGTTCTATTATAGAAATAGGCTAAAAACTACTACCACAAATCCCCTTTACGCTCCAGATGTACCAATAAATATATGCGTACATTATAAAGGAGTTATTATGCAAAATGAATATAAAGATGCTTTGGAATTTTCCAAGTATCGTCAAACACTTTCTGTTCAGCGCAAAACCCTAAAAGAAAAGATTGACGCTAGACTTACATATGGTAAGAATGGTGGTATTTTTAAAATTGATAGAAATCTATTAAACTTTGTAGAAATGCTTATCAATAAAGATAGAACAGAAAATGTAGTAATACTAGATACAAATGAAAATCCAATTTTAGTAGAAAAGTTGGAAGAATTTAGAGATGAAATTTTTGATAGATATTTCACAGCAACATTTGAATATCACGAAGAATATACAAAAATTAAAAAAAGTAGATCAGTAGAGACACTAGTATCGTGAAAAAAGGCATATTAATATTTGCACACAATAACAGGCAGATAGATTATGCTAAGATGGCTATTGTATCCGGTGGCCTTGCTAAAAAACATCTACAGGTTCCTGTTAGTTTAGTTACAGATCAATCAACTGTTGATTGGATGCACAAATCTGATCTATGGAAAAAAGCACTCGAAGTTTTTGAAAATATTATTACAGTTGACAGACCCGAAGATACACAACAAAGAAAATTTAATGACGGAAAAGAAAGTGTAGTTGCTCCATTTAAAAATAGTAATAGATCCAGTGTTTGGGATCTTACACCTTATGATAGAACACTAATGATAGATTGCGATTATTTTGTTTTTAGTGATTCTCTAAATGAATATTGGAATATTGATGCAGACTTGCTCATCTCTCCAGAATATAACGATGTTCAAGGAAGTAGAGTAGGATACTTAGACAAGTATATTAGCGAAACAGGTGTAAAACTTTTATGGGCAACAACAGTTATGTTTACAAAAAACGAAAATACAAAAGTATTTTTTGATCTAGTAAAACATATTAAAGACAATTACAAAAAGTTTGCAGACCTTTATAGATTTGATAGCAGAATGTATAGAAATGATATTTCATTTGCTATCGCTAGACATATTATGTATGGATTTGAAACAGATGATGATTATGCAATGCCGCCTGTACTTTCAGTGCCAGATAAAGATATGATTTATGAAGTCGATGCAAACGGTATCAAACTACTAACTGCAAATTTAAATGATTATACTTTGTGTAATATTAAAGGTAGAGATATTCATATTATGAATAAACAATCTATTACAAGAAATATTAATCAACTAATGGAGTTAATATGATTGACTTTGGATATTTAATTATTGTTAATGAAGGTGCTGACACAAATTACACACGTCTTGCATATGCATTAGCATTAAGCATCAAGAATACACAAAAAGAAGGGTATGACAAAGTTGCACTAGTAATAGACAATAAGGATCATATTGAAAACTTCACTTCGACCTGGGTGTTTGATCACGTAATTGAATGGAAAGGTCCAGAAGGTTGGGATAGTAGATCCTATATGGATACACTAACACCTTTTGAAAATACTGTATGCTTAGATGCAGATATGCTGTTTTTTAGAGATTACAGCCATTGGGCAGAGTATTTTATCAACAACAGTGAACTATATGTTGCTAACAATGCATACACATATAGAGGCGAACTAGTTACTGATGATCATTACAGAAAATGTTTTACAGCCAACGATTTACCTAACTTATATTCCTTTTACACATTTTTTGTTAAAAATAGTACATTAGCAAAAGATTTCTTTAACCTACAAAGAGAAATTATTAAAAATCCAGACAGATATTCTAATGAATTTTTAGTTAATAAAAAACCTAAAGTTGTAGGAACAGACGAAGCATTTGCACTAGCAGCAAAAATTTTAGATGTTGCTGATGATATTGCATACCCTTTAGAGTTTCCGCGTGTTGTACATATGAAAGGTATGATACAAAATTGGCCTTATCCAGCAGACACAGTATCTGATCACGTAGGGTTTTATTTTGATAGAAATGCAAAAGTTAAAATAGGAAATTTCCAACAAACTGATATTTTACATTATGTGGAAAAGGATAAAATTACATTAGAAACAATTAACATATTGGAGGAAATAGCGTGGAAGAAAAGATAAGAGAAATTCCTGACCTCCCAGATTTTGATGAATGGGCTGCGAACTGGAAACCACCAGTTATTACATATCTTGCAGCCTTTGACAAAGAATCAGGTCAGGTACTTTGTGTAGGTCCTGATTACTCTATTGACACAACTCGTTTTAAAAATACTATAGAAATTGATAAAGAAAATGCACTTGCAATATTAGAAGGTGAAGTTCCTTTAAGTAAATGTTTTATTGATGTACAATCAGGAAGTTTAGAGATTACTGAAGTACAAAATCTTTTTAAAATTGATGACGTACTACATAGAGTAATAGATATTAAGTGGGCGGATATAGACGAACCTGATGTTATTGTATCACGCAAAGGTGATAAATTTACAGTTCAACTATCAGAAAAGTTTGGTGGTACATATAAATTAAACAGAGATGAACCAGTAGCAAAAAGAAAAATATTTTGGGACGGTGAAACTATTTTAAGTTTTGATATATGTGAATATAATGATCCACACACAAGTTACTATACCGCTAGTGTTAAACTAGATGATATAGTAGGTAAAGCATTTGAATTTACTTGCGAATGTCCAGATGATGCTAGTGTGTTTACACGCAGACTTTTTAAAAATTATGTATTCGAGGAAGTATGACAAAAGTAGTAGAATTTGATGTTTTCTTTTTAAGTTATGATGAGCCAAATGCTGATTTACACTATGCCGACCTTTGTAATAAAGTTCCTTGGGCGCAACGTATACACGGTGTAAAAGGATCAGACCACGCACACAAAGCAGCAGCAGAAGCAGCAGAAACAGATTGGGTACTAACTGTAGATGCAGACAACATTGTTGATCCTAAGTTTTTTGATTTAGATTTAGATATGACAAATGAAAAAATCCGTGCATATAGTTGGTGCGGCAGAAATAATGTTAATGGGTTGCGTTACGGAAATGGTGGCTTAAAGTTATGGCATCGCCAGCATATCCTTGATATGAAAACACACGAAAATGCAGATAGTGAAAGAGCACAAGTAGATTTTTGCTGGGAAGAAGGTTATAGAAACTTTCCAGTTACATATAGTGATACAATTATCAATGAAACTCCTTTTATGGCTTGGCGAGCGGGATTCCGTGAAGGAGTTAAGATGACGTTAGATGGCGGATTACAAGTTCCGCCTATGGAGATCGAAGAGCGTATATGGTGGCACAACTTGCATAGATTAAGGATATGGAGTACAGTTGGTTCTCATATTGATAATGGCTTATGGGCCATTTATGGTGCAAGATTAGGAACATATCTTACAAACTGTACTGACTGGGATCATATTCAAGTTAGAGATTTTGAATCACTACGTGATCTTTATAATGAACAATGTAAGCAATACGAAACAGATGAAATTGGTTTGGTTGATAAAACTAAATGGTTAGGTAACGAGATAAGAACCAATTTAGGATTAGATTGGCCAACATTGGATCCGCAAGAAAGTAGATACGTAATGGCATTATACGAGGAAACTATTAGATTAGGTACTACCTATTATAGTCAAAAGTATGTATGATATCTTTTTTGTCAGCAATGGTGAGTGTAATATCGATGGTTGGACAGTGTTCAAGCAGAGATTTCCTAATGCACAGAAGATAGAACACTGTAAAACATTTGAGAAAGTTGCAACTAAAAGTCTAACAAAACATTTTTGGGTTGTATGGGACAATTTAGAACTAGCCGATGATTTTAATTTAGATTATAGAGTTCCTGAATGGGACGCAAATTATGTACACGTTTTCCGCAACGGAAATTATTATGATGGTGTATGCATTTTTCCAAAGTCTGCACGTATATTACAACGTGAATGGGATTATAGATTTTTCACAAACAAAAAAGAAATAGATATTGTTGCAAGTAAATCAAAATTATTTGATGTTGCATTTATATCATATCACGAAGCAAATGCAGAAATAAACTATAACAAGTTACTTGCTAAGTCTCCTAATGCTGTATGGATTAAAGATGTAACGGGTATACACCAAGCACACATAGAAGCAGCAAAGCAGTGTACAACTGAATTGTTTTATATTGTAGACGCTGATGCAGAAATAGTTGATAGTTTTAAGTTTGATATGCAAATACCATACTACGATTTTAATGCTAGAAAAAGTGTTTATGTGTGGAGAGGTAGAAATCCTATAACAGATTTAGAATACGGTTACGGCGGAGTTAAATTATTTCCACGTCAACTCACAATTGATATGGATATAAACAGTCCAGATATGACTACAAGCCTTTCTGACAGTTTTAGAGCGATGGAAGAAGTAAGTAACATTACAGCATTTAACACAGATGCATTTAGTACCTGGAAAAGTGCTTTTAGGGAATGTTGTAAGTTAGCAAGTAGAACTATTAAAGGTCAAAAAGATGATGAAACAGATGAAAGACTTAGTAAATGGTGTAGTGATTACGGTAGAGACAGACCGTTTGGGGACTATGCTATTCAAGGCGCCAGAGCCGGTAGGAAATATGGTGTTAGCAATAGTGCTGAGCCTGATGCACTTCGCAAGATAAATGATTTTAAATGGCTAAAGGAGCAGTTTGATGCAAGACAAGGATAGAATAGAAAAATTTATTCCTATTATGGATGAGATTTCACCTACATTCTGTATGGCTAAATGGCATCATACCACTATCTATTTACAAACAGGCGAAACACATAGTTGTTATCATCCTGCGCCTCATAAAATTCCATTAGAAGGACTAAAAGAAAATCCAAGTCAACTACATAATACTCCTCAAAAGAAAGCAGAACGTCAAAAAATGCTTAATGGTGAAAAGCCAAGCGGTTGTCAGTACTGTTGGAATATTGAATGTATGGGCAAAGACTATATTTCAGACAGGAAAGAACGTAATGCTAGTATCTATACTGAAGAAAGATTTACTGCAATTAAAGCAGACCCTATGGCTGATGTTAATCCGCAGTATGTAGAAATTTCATTTGGTAACGAATGTAACTTTAAATGTGGTTACTGTCATCCTAAGCATAGTAGTACATATCATAAAGAAATACGTGATCACGGACCATACACAATGGTTAAAAATCATCGCAATGACATTGATTGGTTTAAAATACATAAAGAAGAAGATAATCCTTACGTAACAGCATTCTGGGAATGGTGGCCTGAACTACGTAAGACACTTACAATTTTACGTATTACAGGAGGAGAACCGTTACTACAACAAAGTACTTGGCGTATGTTTGACGAATTAGAAAAGAACCCTATGCCTAATTTAGAATTAAACATAAACAGTAACTTTGGTGTTAAAAGTATATTGATAGAACGCTTTGCAGATAAAGTAAACAGTCTTGTTGCTAAAGGCTGCATTAAAGATTTTAAAGTTTTTACAAGTATGGATACTTGGGGCGAACAAGCAGAGTACATTCGTACAGGATTAGATTTAGAACTGTGGGAAAAGAACTTTGATACCTATATGACTAAAACAAATCATCCTTTAACTTTTATGGTTACATTTAATATTTTAACTGTTACAAACTTTAATAAGTTATTAGAAAAAATATTAGAATGGCGTAAAAAATATAACACAGATTCTCAAACAAAATGGCAACGTATAAGATTTGATACACCATACTTAAAAGAACCTTTACAGTATGATATGAATATTCTTCCTAAGGAAGATTTTATGCCTTATATGCATAAGCACTTGCAATTTATAAAAGATAATCTTGATGATAAGGATAGATTTAAATTTAGCGAGATGGAATACGAAAAGTTTAGACGTGTAGTAGATTATATGTCAAGTACAGAATACACTGCTCAAAAACTAAACGAAGGCCGCAGAGATTTTGCTGCTTGGTTTAGAGAATACGACAGAAGAAGAAATGTAGACTTTAGAGAAACGTTTCCTGATCTAGTAGAATTTTTTGAGGATTGTAATGGATTGGGATAAAGCAGATATAGGAAAAGATCCATCTCACAGTATCTTAAATAATTTTGAAAGTATTTTAGTACGTAATGATAATCTCAAACCTGTACATATAAAAATACCTGCAGAAAATACTGAAATATGGATGCGTAG